GAGCAAGACGAAGATTGGTCGCGCTTGATGCTGAAAGCGACTGAGACGGGATTGCTGGACGATAAGGAATTGAACGACGCTCGCCGCATGATGAGCGAGGACGAGTTTAATCAGGAATACGAGTGCAGCTTTGACGCCGCAATCAGGGGAGCCTATTACGGAAAAGAGTTTTCCGACATGGATCAGGCAGGACGCATTACGTCCGTTCCGTATGACCCGGCCTTGCCAGTGCATACAGCCTGGGACTTGGGTATGTCAGACAGCACTGTGATCTGGTTCGTTCAGGCGCATGGCGGTGAGACAAGATGGATCGACTGCCTCAAGGGCGAAGGTGTCAGCCTCGATTGGTATGTAAAGCAGCTTCAGGATAAGCCATACGTCTGGGGCAACCATTATCTCCCGCACGACGTTCGCGTCCGTGAATTGGGAACTGGAAAGAGCCGACTTGAAGTATTGCAGGAACTTGGCCTCCGCAACATTGAGATTGCGCCGCGCATGGACATCATGGACGGCATACAGGCGCTTAGGATGCTCCTGCCGCGCTCGTGGTTTGACAAGGACACTTGCAAGCAGGGGATTGAAGCGCTGCGAATGTATCGGCGGAACTACGACGAGAAGCGGCAAGAATACCAAACGCATCCGTTCCACGATTGGTGCTTCACAGGAGACACTGAAGTCTTGACGCGTAACGGAATGTATCAGATAAGAAACCTACCTGAAACTGGTGAGGTTCTTACGCGATGCGGTTGGAAGCAATACGAAAACCCGAGGGTGACGAGGCGCAATGCAAATCTTGTGGAGGTGCTGTTCACAGACGGCCTTTCGGTGAGATGCACGCCGGATCATATGTTCATGACGGAAAGCGGGTGGAAATACGCCGAGAACCTAGAGATGGGTTTCAAAATCCAGTCGTCCTTGACGCTCTCACGCAGTATTTCGATGGTAGTCTCTACCGTTTATACCCGAGCGACAGATATTTTGCTAAGGGCGGCAAGCGCATTCACAGGGCTGTTTGGCAAGATGCCTTTGGGCCAATCCCGCGCAACTGCCATATCCATCACAGGGACGCAAACCCTGCAAACAACGCACTTGAAAATCTTGAGTGCATTGACGCAGACGAGCACCTTAAAATTCCAAGATCAGATGGGCTGGAGAAGCGTGGCGGAAGGCACTTTTCTGACAGCGCGAGGCAGTCGGCAGCAAATTGGCATCGCTCAGAGGAGGGCAGACTATGGCACAAGCGCCATGCCGAGCGCAGCGAAAGCTGGAAAAAGTGGAAGCGTGAGCCAAGAAATTGCCAGCATTGCGGTCAAGAGTTTCAGGCGCTTATTCGAGAAAATGGCAAGCAGCAGCAGAAGTTTTGCCATGCAAACTGCAAAGCCTCTCATTATCGCCAGCGTAAGGCGCTTGGAAGCGACTGAGGACGTTTGGTGTATGACCGTCCCCGGAGTTGAAGAGTTTTCTCTCAGAAATGGGGCTGTGGTTCATAACTGCTCACACTACGCCGACGCTGCGAGATACTTTGCCATAGCGCACAGAGAACAAATGGGGTATACGCCATTGAAACGTAATATCCGTGGAATAGTTTAATGGCATCTCCAGCTTGGCAGCGCAAAGAAGGGAAGAACCCGTCTGGCGGCTTGAACGCGAAAGGTCGTGCGTCTGCAAAGGCTGAGGGAATGAACCTGAAAGCGCCTGTTAAATCGGGCGATAATCCACGGAGGGCGTCATTCTTAGCACGGATGGGGAATATGCCGGGGCCAGAGCGTGACGAGAAGGGGAAGCCAACCCGATTGCTCCTATCGCTGCAAGCGTGGGGTGCGTCATCTAAAGCAGACGCGAAAGCCAAATCCAAAGCTATCTCCGCCCGCAACAAAGGAAAATCAAAATGAAGAAACTTGACGCCGCCGCAAAGAAGATCGCCAAGGTGATGGGTGAGTATAAGCGCGGCAAACTTCACGCTGGTGTAAATCCCAAGGGGCCGAAGAAGGCTCCGATGGCTGGATCACGCAAGCAGGCGATTGCTATTGCATTGTCTGAAGCTGGTAAGTCGAAAAAGAAGTAAGGCTGAACTATGGCATATCGGAAGAACGCAAAGCCGTCTGAGACGGAAATGGAAATGTCGCTTGACAGCGGTATTGAGGTTAGCGCCGAAATGCCTGAAGGTGAAGAAATGTCCGACGAGCAGCTTCAGAGCATCGTCGCTGGCGAGATTGACGACGCGCAATCGTATATTGATGACGTTATCTCTCCCGAACGTGCAGAGGCTGGTCAGTATTACAAGGGTGAGCCTTTCGGTAACGAAGAGGAAGGCCGCTCTCAGGTCGTCTCGATGGATGTGCGCGATACTGTGCAAGCCATCATGCCGTCGATCATGCGCGTGTTCTTTGGATCGTCCACTGTTGTGGAATACGCTCCGAATGGCCCAGAGGACGTTGAGAACGCCGAGCAAGCCACGGACTATGTAAACTACTGCTTGACACGCGATAACAACCTGTTCGCCCATTCCTATGCTTGGTTCAAGGACGCGCTTGTCCGCAAGAACGGCTTCGGCAAGGTCTGGTGGGACGAGAGCGAGACAGTCAAGACGTATGAGATCGAAGAGATGGACGAGAACGCCTACATGGTGCTTATGTCCGATCCAGAGGTCGAACTGCGTGAAGTTGAGGTTGAGTATTCCGAACAGGAAATGCTGACCCCTGAAGGCATTGCTACAGTCGTCCAGATGCCGTCTTACAGCGCCACAGTCGTGCGTAAGATGAAGGAGGGCCGTCTTAACGTCGCTGCATTGCCACCTGAAGAGTTGCTGATTGACCGCCGCGCTAAGTCGATGGATGACTTCGAGTTCATCGGCCATCGTCGCTACATGACAGTCTCCGAGCTTGTCCAGTTGGGCTATGAGCAGGATGAGATTGAAAACCTTGGCTATGAAACTCAGGATGACTTTGAAGGCAACGAAGAGACGTTTGACCGCAATCCACAGGCAACCATCCTGGGCGCTGGCCGGACGGATGTTGCAAGCCGCAAGGTTCTCTACATCGAGGGCTATCTCTACGTTGACATGGATGGCGACGGAATTGCCGAGCTTCGCAAGGTCTGCGTTGGTGGTTCCGCCTATAAGTTGCTGCACAACGAAGCTGTAGACGACCATCCGTTCTTCAACTTCTGCCCTGATCCAGAGCCGCACACGTTCTTCGGTATGTCGATTGCCGACGTTGTGATGGACATTCAGCGCATCAAGTCGTCCATTATGCGTAACACGCTCGATAGCTTGGCGCAGTCAATCTATCCGCGCATGGGTGTTGTTGAAGGTCAGGCGTCGATTGAAGACGTTCTAAACACGGAAGTCGGCGGCATCATCCGTATGAAGTCGCAGGGCGCTGTCCAGCCATTTGTCACGCCAAACGTATCTCAGGCTGCATTCCCGATGCTTGAGTATATGGATCAGGTGAAAGAAAGCCGCACAGGCATCAACAAGGCATCTGCTGGCCTTGACGCTAACGCACTGAACGGAGCCACTGCAACGGCTGTAAATGCCACTGTAACGGCAGCCCAGCAGCATATCGAGCTTATCTGCCGTATGTTCGCTGAAACAGGCTTCAAATCGCTGATGAGCAAGGCTCTGAGCCTCTTGGTCAAGCACCACGACAAGCCACGCATGGTTCGCCTTCGTAACAAGTGGGTTCCAATTGACCCGCGTGTCTGGAATGCCGACATGGACGTTGTGGTAAACATCGCTCTCGGCACTGGCTCTGATGAGCAGAAGATGGGCTTCCTCAACGTAATCGCTCAGAAGCAGGAAATGCTGATGCAGCAGCTTGGCCCGATGAACAACCCGCTGGTCAACTTTGAGGGCTATTACAACACGCTTGAGCAGATGCTGGCAATCGCTGGCTTCAAGGACGTTTCGCAGTTCTTCCAGAACCCGCAGAACTTCCAGCCGCCACAGCCAACACCTCCTCCGCCCAGCCCAGAGCAAATCTTGGCACAGGTTCAGGCACAGAGCATTCAGGCTGATATTCAGAAGAAGGCTGCCGAACTTGAATTGCAGCGTGAAGATATGCTGCTCAAGGACGATCGTGAGCGTGATAAGCTGGACGCTGAAGTTATGCTTAAATCCGCTGAGATTGAGGCAAAATATGGCACGGCTGTAAACACGGCCAACATTGAAGCTATGATGCAGCGTGATCGTGAACTTCTCCGCCAACAGGCTGAAGTCGAGAAGGCTATCATGGCCGCGCAAGCCCAAGCCGCACAGTCTGCTCCGATGCAGCCTGAAATGCAGATGCCTGTTGAACTTCCGCCAGAAGGAATGATGTAATGCCATTTGGGGATACGCCAGCATTTGATCGTGGAATTGACCGTGGCGTTATGATGCCAGTGGGCGAACTAATTACGTCTGCTTTGTCCAACAAAGGCAATCCAACAGGTATTTTGCAGGACAACACGTTTCGCGTTCAGAATGCCCAAGAGGTTCGCATTGTAGATAACAAAGGCAATGTTTTATTCAGCGGAATTGGTCCTGATGCGGCGCGTCAAGCTGTTGCGCTTGGTCAATCCATAAGCGATGAAAAAGGCAACAAAGCCGGATGGACGATCCAAACTGGAGAGCGCACGATAAATACTGACGGCAGCGTTGGTCCGATGCGGTATTACGA